ATCAGCCTGTTCTTCAAGCTCTTTTTTTCGTGATTTTATAGCAGCTTGTTTAACAGGGTCTTCTGGGGAATAATCATTTGGAATTTCTCCTTGTTTTAGTTCTTCTGGCATTGTATTATTTTCATGGCAATAAACCCTAAACTCAGCTTCAGCAGCTCGACGAGAAATTTCATTAAAATGCTCCACAAGCCTATGCCGCTGCAGCTCATTTAAATTTTCAAGGCTTTCTGGGTCAACCGTCTCATAACTAATATTATGTTGTTTGTGTTGCATTAACATTTTCATCCTCCTCATGAATTTTGTTATGACAGCCCGCACATATCGTGCTCAACGACCCCATGTCGTTGTCCTTACCCCTCTGCTTGAGCCATCTTGATACCGGGTTCTTCAAGTGGCCCTTGTGGTGCAGGCTCAACTCCTTATTGCCGCCGCACCGCTTGCACCGGTACTCATCGCGCCGCATGACCCCGAGGGCCAGGGTGGCGTCCAGCCCGCCCTCACCGTCGTTATGTAGGGTGGCGCCCTTGGCCTTTGCCTCGGCCCGCATTTTATCCAGCGCCCGCTGCTGCTCGGGCGCCAGGGGCTCGTGCTCATCCTTCTGCTTGGGCCGGTTCAATGCCGCCAGCTTGGCCAACGTCTTGCTCATGGCACGCCCTTGATGATGCCGGCCGACTGGGTCGATACCGGGTTGTTGGACTCTGGACCACGGTCCAACTCAACACAACACCACGACGGCGCCTTGGCGGCCTCGCGCTCCAGCATGGCCTTGCACCGGTCGCACGCATACGACATGCTGACCCGCATGTACTTGCCGTCCTTGAAGTCCACGACCGGCAGCTTGCCCCCGTGCTTGGCCGCTTCCTTGACCACCCACTCGGGAGACTTTTGAAGCACGTCATCCACCTTGGCGAACACGCGCACGCACAGGGCGGGTGGCCCGCCGCACACGTCGCAATGGTGGCCACCGAATGCTAATTTCCGGTGCGCCTCGTTCGGGGTCATTGCCCCGCCCATGAACTTGTCAACCTGCTTGTCGCTCATGATCTACCCCTTCCGATTGTAGACGGGCTCGCCCCACATGCCCGCTATCTGCGGCCACGACGCGCCCAGCATGCCCGGCCCGAACCGCAGGGCCTTATCATCGATTATCAAATCACAGTTTGGTTTGCCCTGACGACCATCATCCACAGACACGAACATGCCGGGCAGCTCGTCGTTCACGAACTTGACCATCTGGGAGAACCGCGCCTCGTTGATGAATCGCATGCGTGCCCACCGGTCGTGGTCAATCCTCTTGACCCCGGCACGCACCAGCGGGTCGAGGTTGGGGTCGTCCAGTATAGCCCGGTTGGCCCTTCCAGAAAACAGGATGAGCATGTGGCCCGCGTGCTTGAGCGCCCGTAACCCCTCCTTGGCGCCCGGCATGAACCGGAGGGGCGAGTCCGCATCCTCGTAAGCCCGGCCCGCCTGCGATACAATCGTATCGTCAAAGTCCACACAGATGATCACGGTAGCGCCCCCCGTTTGCTTTTCTTTTTAGGTGCCCACTGCCCGGTCGGTGCATCCGCAACGGCCGGTTCTTCCGGCTTGGGCTCCGGCTCCGCAATCACCGGGATGGCCGGGGCGAACACCTGGCAGGTTACATCCTTGCCTGACAGCCCCTCGTACACGGCGATGACTACCCGATAGCCAGCCCGTGCGCTCTCGGGCAGTTCGCTCCACGGACAAAGCCACGGATGCTCCAGGCGCTCGGGAGCACGCAGGGCACCAAGGCGCCACCCCGCTGCCCGCATGAACTGCTGCCAAACGTCGTGCAGATCTTCGGGCGTGGCCGCCTTGGCATTAACCAGCGCGTCCACCTGCACGGCCACCGCCTTAATGGCCCACGAGGGCGCGGCGCTACTATGTGGTATCGTGTGGTCGCCCACCACCATCTGGATGGCTCGGCCAGCCTCGTAGCATACAAGCGTCACCTGTTCGTTCGTGTAGCTCATGTACCTTCCCCTTCTCCACCGCTTGGTTCTCCGCCGGGCTCCCCGCCGCCGAACCCACCGTAAATGTCGGTAAACGATTTCTGCTCTTGCTCGGCCTTGGCGTCGGCCTGTTGCTTTTTCATCTTGGCGACCAGCTGGGACACGTTGCGCACCCCGAAGTACTCGGCCGCGAACCTGATGGCCTGGTCCTGGTCGATGAGCTGGCCGGCCAGTGCCTCCCCAGCCGAACGGGCAGCCAGGTCGATGTCGGCGAGCGTGTATTGGAAGTAGCGGGGCCACTGAATCTGGAGCAGCCCGCCCTTGCCCAGCTTGCGTGGCTCCAGCGCGATAGTTCCATCCTCTTGTTCGACAGGACGGGGCGGGAGCAACAAAACCTGGCGCTCGAGGTCGCCCGTCTCCTGGTTGACCCCCCCCTCATTGAGCTTGCGGGCCGCCTGCATCATCATGTCGACCAGGGGCAGGACACCCCGGTGCCCGTATTGCTCGCGCAGGATGTCGGCCTTGGCGATCATAGGGAGCATCTGGCGCTCGATTTCTGTGGCCGTCTTGTTCTGAGCATCCGCAAACGTGATGACGCATTGGGCAACCTCAAGCGCGTACGTGCGGAACGTCTCGACCAGCTCCATGGCCATCTTGGGGCCAGTGCCCGATATTTCAAGGTAACGAGCATCGCCGGCCGGCAGCTTGATCGCGTTACCCGTCCCCTTGGATATCTCGCTCATCTCCGCGTCACATACGATTAATAGAGATGGGTCACAGTTCCCTATCGTCCCCTTGTTCGCCTCACTCACAAGTGCGTCAATCGCTTCAACCATGTCGTAGATGCCAACACAATCGGGGTCGCCGTCGATATCATCCTGAACGGGCGTGTTCTGCACCCATATGCACGGGCAGAACCCAAACCCATGCTCCACCGCCTTGGCCACCTGCCAGTCCGGCTCCTCCCCGTTACCCACGGGCGCGGGCTGGAAGAGCGTGTCACTCGTCTCGTCGATGATGCGGCGGTACCAATACCAGTTGGTTACGAACTTGCCAGTACCGGAATCGCGCTCGTCTTGCGGGTACATGTACCGCTTCTCGACCGACTTGAGCCGCAAAGAAGCGCGATCCGCAAACTCAGGATTGCACCACCTGGGGTCATGCACCTCGACCTCTGGTTTGCCGTTGATAAATTGAAACCCCACGCACACGCTACCTACCGCCCCGCCGTATTGCCGGGCTAGCATCATGGCGGGCCACAAGCGCGACACCTCAATCATCGCGCCCATGTAATCATTGTCGTCATCATCCCCCTCGGCCAGCACGTAGGGGTGCTGCTTGTCGGAGAACAGCAGGCTGGTGAACCGGTCGACAATGACACGCACGAGCGAGTAGGGGGCGGTCGGCCGCCTGAACTTGATGGGCATCAGGTTGGCGCCCGCATCATAGAATCCGGGCGGCAGGAACCCAGCCGTTGCCACGGCCTCATGGTCAATGGGGTCCAACACTTCGCGCCCGTCCCAATCCTGGCGCCGTGCCCCATAATGGGAGCACCGGTACCACGACCACAGGTGATTGAGCTGCTGCTGTCTAGGGCTCATACCCAGGCGCATGACCCGATCAATATCGGCCGTTGTCTTGACCGGTGCCTGGCCCCGTTGGTCCGCACCCTGTATTTTGCTTTTCAACCCACTCAGGAGCTTCAATACGCGGTTAGATTCATTGCTTGCCATCTCATCCCCTATCCGGTCGTGCCTGCTAAAGTATACTCAGCGAGCACGCCGCGCACAATAATTATCGGCGCATCAGGTTCAGCCGGCCCGTCTCGACCCTGCGGGAGAACTGGCGCGCACCTTCGCGGGCGAACCAACTGGCGATCAAATGATCGCCCGTGTGGCCGGCCGGATCATAATACAACATTTCGGTAATCCACGCGGCCACCTCCGGGTTGACGTGGCCCGATTCCTCACAAGGGATAATCCACTTACCGCCAGCCATTTCGGCCGCAATGCTCTCTACCCCGAATTCCGGGTTGTTCTTGTTCTTGCCGGTCGTGGTGAACGGCCTGATTGGGATGGCGTGCTGGAGGCGCGTGAACTGGATTAGAAAATCTTGAGCCGCGTTGTTCTCCACAATCATGATGCTGTGGTACCGCTGATTGATGTCCACGATCCGGCCTATGATTTCCGGCCCGGCCCACCTGCCCGACTCCACGTGCAAGACCTCGCGTGTTCCGTTCGGGTGTACCCCGATGGTGAACAGGGCGGTCTTGTCCGCCGAATCCTTGCGCGACACGGCCAGGTCGACGCCCGTGAACGTCTTGAACCCGGCCGGCACGATGTCGAGCCGGGGCGGGAATATGGAACGGCCGGGGCCACGCCCGCGCGCCATGCACAGCTCCACCCACTCGCGCTTGAACCGGCTATCCGAGTCGTCGCGCGCCTGGCACAACATCTGCCGTGCGAACTCAAGCGGGCCGATCTCCCGACGCCTGCGCTCTATACGGTCGAGCGGCCAACGGTCCGGCCACGACGACTCGCCGGTGTGGGGGTCGAGTATGGGGTAGCGGGCCGACACCCAGCCCGGCACCTTGGCCAGCCGATGCATCAGGTCGTCCGGGTGGTACGCGGTCCCCACGCACCAGACCCTCGCCCTCGCGGTGAGCCGACCCGACAGGGTGGCGTGGAACCAGTCCCACAGGTCGCGCCGCAGCCATTCGGTCCGGCAATTCTCGTAGTCGAGGATGTCGTCAATGACCAACCGGTCGACGCGGGCGCCCGTTATGTTGCCGTGCACGCCGCACACCTGGATGCTCGGGTCCTTCGACGTGGTGGGCCGCTCGACAATTATCTGCGACCCGGACCACAACTCCCCCTTCCTGAGCAGGGGAAACACCTGGTGCAGCTCCTCCGACTGCTCGATGTACCGGATGATGGCGCGCAGTATCTTGCAACCCTGCTCGTACGTGTTGGATACGATGGCGAACCGGAGAGTCGGGTCGTTGCCCAGCTCCCACAGGACGCGCGTGACCGACAACATCACGGTTTTACCGGTCTCAACCGATGACCACAGGAGCACGCGGTCGTGATCCGTCACCATGTCCTGCCAGGCCCGATGCATGGGCGACAAGTCGATGGGCCGGCCCGTCCCCTCGTCCTTCATGACATACGCCGCGAAGATGGCCGGGTCCTGCCTGGCGGCCACCAGCACCGATTCGATGGC